ACTTATATTTGCCTTTAAGCCAAATTGCCTCAACCGCATCCTTAAAATCAGATACGCTTATTGTTATATTCATAATGTTCCCTCACGCAATTCGGGTAAACCGAACCACTTGTTTTCACCGTTTGTTGTGAAAATTGTCCATTTCTTTCCTACCAAATCTGGATTTGTTTTACTTGCTTCAAGTTCACAAATATAATTGGTAGCATTTTGTGATGGTTGTTTTACAATATGTAACATTTGTACAAATCTAGCAGGTGTGCTTTTATGCCAGTCTGGTACTTCACCTACAGGAGTAGGCACATTGATGTTATCATATACAGGCTTCATATGTGTAATAAGAAATCTATCACACTTTAGGTTACAAACCAAATCTAAAAGCCTATTATAAATTCTGTTTCTGATTTTCCAATCTAATGTGGAAACTCTAACAGAATCTGTAGCCTTAACGATACTACCTTCTCTTGATTGTTGTTTAACTAACAACTCTCTTAGTACATCGCTAGAGCCTTCAAATGCCTTATCAACACCATCAAAGATAAATGCTTTGACATTACCTTCTTCAATCATTTCTTTTGCAAGACCACAGAAATAATTTGCATTATTAAAAGTGGTTTCCCAATCAGTAGAACCATCAGGTCTTACCTCTAAAGGATTGTAAATCATAATGTTTGGGTCTGAATCCCAATTAGTTCTCCATGTTGGTTCACAACCATTATCAAAATCCAAAATAAGAATCTTCATTCCCTTTTCAATTTCTTCTTCTGTTCTACAATCCATTGCTATTCCAGACTTACCCACTTTAGGGTTGCCTGTAATAGAACACAATAAATGACTTCTATCTCTATCAAGACGTTCTTGAATCTGAGCAAGAATTCTTTTCTTTGTTTCTGCAAAGAAATCATTAGATTTCTCATCATTATTATTTACAGCATTACCTTTTTTATCTTTAGTCCAATCCATATTCATCACCAATTTCTAAATCTATTTCATTATTATATAACCAATCCGCTATTTCTCTAAGGTTATCTTCTGACACCTTTAACCTAATTTCTTTACCAGAATCAATATGAAGTTTTACCCAATAATCTCCGGTATCTTCATTTAATCTCCAAGTAAGAAACTCAATCTTATCTACATGGATAGCATAACTGCTTCCATGAATAATTCCATTTTCTATCTTATACATTTATATCACTTTTTTAGGGGCTTCCCACCCCATTTGGTGGACTTGAACAATCTCTCCACTAAGACAGGTATATGATTTAAGTCTCAAAACCAATCAAGGTCTTCCTCTTCTGCAACAAATGGTTCAGCAACAACACCCATATTATGGATACATAGTAAACCACTTACATTCAAGGAAACCTCTCTTAAACTACCATCGTCATTTCTACCTTGAGATGTTCTAGCCACAACCAATACAGTTGAGTTAATACCAAAATCAATCTCAATATGAGGAGGAATCCAACAAGTAGTTCCGGCCCAACCAGCACTTTCATAGTTATAATCAGAGTTTACGTCTGTAATAGACATTCTCTTATTACCTACTCTATTTGGTGTAGCATCAATAGAAATCACACTTCCATCTGTAATCACAAACCTTTCAGCATAATTCTTATTTGCTGCTGTACTATGATATCTATCCAAATCAATCAAAGGACTGTAGTTTTCCATTGCTACTTCCATTACATAGTTTTGCATATCAGCCATAGAAGGTTCTTCCATTCTTTGGTCTTCTGAAAGTTCAGAATTGTAAACTAAACTTTCATATGTTCCTTGCTTGAAACCATAGATTCTATCCTCTTTATTAGAGTCAGGGATACAATCAAAGTGTAAGAACCTAAATGTTGTAGGTGTAAACTTCTTTGCATATGCTCCCTTATAGGAGAAATAATACATTCCCCTATTTCCATCTACTTCTCCCAAAAATACTGCTTGCATTCTAACTTGTGATGCAGGTAGTGGTTTTCCATAGTTTGGGTTTTCACGCATACCATAAGCAGCAATACTGTCAACAGGTATAATAAAATGACCTGAATCAATTTCTACTGCACTTTCTGGCAAACCAGACTTTGTTGTTGTTTGTTCTTCTCCGTTATGTAGTCGCTTAATTAAATAAGCACCGTCTTCAGTTAGGTCTGCTACTGCAACTTTACCTTCACTGTAAACTTTGTTTGCATCCATCTTATAATTAGATACAATATTTTCAATCATTCTTGCTCCCATATCCAATGGTTCATTTACAGAAATAAAGAAACCGCTTGCTTTCTTAACAAGACTGTTTCCTCCTGTGCTTTCTTGTTGTGGTGCATCTTTGTAAGCGTATGCTCCGCTAAACCATTGTCTAAACAATGACCTACCCAACAATAAATCATTTGTTGGGTCTAAGTTATTTTGTTCGCATATTTCCATATACTTTTGTGTTGTTTCTTCAACACTCATGTTAAGCCTTTCGGCTGCTTTTTCTATCTCATTCGTAATTCTTTCATCCATATTACTTCCTCATTTTTTTCTTTTCATAATAAATTTCCAACAGCGCTTCTGCGGTAATAACAATACCTGCTAAAACCCAAAAAGTATCTGAGGAAACTGAAATATAACCAGCACTATTTAATACTGGAAATATTATTAATGCTAGTCCACCTAGCAATATGATTTCATAGCGTAGTAAGATATGCTTCACATCTTCACTATCTACTTTACCATCTTTATTAAAATCAAACCATTTCTTTTTCATTACATCATCTGTCCTATCATCCATGAGGCCAATATTTTTGGAGTCATGTTTGAACATCTCCATTCAGCCTCTCCTATTATTCTTAAATATTTGAATTTTTGTGCAGTATCTAAATCTGATGATACAAATACCTCATGTAAGTTTTGACATATAACTTTCATATCTACCGATAAATACACTAAATCATGAAGTTTATTAAGGGCAGTATTGAAATCCCTGTTTACAATACTATCTTTAATTTCATTATATGGTAATTGCATTTGTTCTATTTGTATGTTAATAGGAGTATTACTATATACAGAAGCCTGTAATTCTGTAATCCCCCTGCGTAAATCCCCGTGTAGGCTACTTATAAACGTGCCTAACTCGCCATCTTCAATAGATGTAATGCCTTCTTTATCCATTATAGTTTTTAATACCGTTTCAATCTGAGAATCAGATAATGATGTAAAACCATAATTAGCACATCTTGACTGTAAAGGTGGTATAATCTTATGTCTATGATTACAGGTAATTATAAATCTGACATTATGACTATACCGTTCCATTAATCTTTTTAGTGCGTTTTGGGCATCAGGGGTCATACCTTCCATTTCATCAAGTAAAACAATCTTATGCGGCACATCTCCTACTTTCATAGATGATGCTACTTCTTTAATCGTGGTTCTTACTGTTTCTAACTTTCTATCATCAGAAGCATTGATTTCAAAATAATTAGACTGTTGATGTTCCTTCAATATCATATTAGCAATAACACCTGCAGCAGTTGTTTTACCTGTTCCTGCAGGGCCATATAATAATAGATTAGGCATACTTGTCCAATTTCTAGCATCCGATACAAATTTCTCTTGACCAACTATTTCTTCTAAATACTTAGGTCTATACTTTTCTGTCCATAACATTTTTATTTCTCCTTATTGTCAATTCTTTCATTTTTATATTGTAATGGTTATGTGGCCACCATTCAGGCTCTTGTGTTTTCCACTCAGCAAACCACCATTTGTCTTCAATATAGTAATTGCGATACTTTTCTATTGCTGTCATCTCATCAAAATTGTCTAGTTTTCTACAATTCATGTTTGGACTTATTGCAATAGCAAAAGGTGTCAACTCTTTAGATTCTATAGAATCAATCATCAATACAATTCTATCCATATATTCTTCTAATGTATCTTCTACTTTGTGTCTTTTGTTATATCTTTTAGTATATTCTTTACACAATGCATTGGTATGTCTGATTAACCATCTCATGTTATCTTTTGATTCTCTTGCCCAAATAGTACAAGGGTGGTTAAGCATTACAGGTTTGTATGGGCTTTCAAAACCCAAGTGGTCTAAACAGGTTGAAATCATTTGCATACTTTCAGTAGGCATTTTAACAACGTGTTTATCTAACATTTGCTCTGCACTAATTACAGGGCATTCATCCAATACAAAAATATTCATTCACCGTTCACCTTCATATTACAGGCTCGGCATCTTGTTTTATTAGCACTAATTATTTTATTACAATCTATACAACTATTCATATTTATTTCTCCTATTTTTATCCATCATATCTCCAAACACCATCTCCAATATTAGTAAATATACCGACCTGCCTTAGAAGCATAGCCAATTGTCTTCTATCAGTTTGTGTTTGTTTATGGGGTCTATTGCTACCTACTGCTTTTCTAGTATTAAGAAACGTAGCGCATTCCTTAATATTAAACTGTTGACCTTTATCTAACTTATCAGCAAATTGATGTATTGCTATAATACGGTAAGTGTTTTTATTGTGACCCGCCATTAAAAATCACCTAACGTCAACTGTGTATTTCTTTTTGGTAAGGACTCCTTTGTAGGGTTAAGTCCTACCATAGTCCTTTCTATCTTGTTAAGTCTTTTCTTCATAGACTTTTGAAATTCTTTATTCTGTTTCAATTGGTTAAGTAAATACCAATCGCTTTCTTTAAGACCAATCTTTTTACAAACATATGGTCTTTTGTCTTTGGCTCTCCTTCGTGGTATATCTAATCTACCAGATGTACCTCCTTCATGTGCATAAGCAAGTAATTCATAGAAATAGGCAGAACCCCATCTCCTTTTTACTTTAGCATCTAGGAAACCAATCTTGTTTACACCAACGGTGCTAACTAACCATGATAAAATCTGTTCATCAAATGGTCTGTTATGTTTTAGTAGTCTAGCAATTTTATCTCTATCACCAGACTTTTTATATGCAGCAACTAATTCAAAGATACTTAAATTAGGTTCATCTATCATAGTTTCAATGTTTGAACATCCATTTTGTTTCATCTTTTCAAAAGCATAATTTTTAGTCCCTGCTCTTTTAATCTTACATTTATCCATTATTTGTTTTGGAACATCTTTTTGATTGAGGGAAGTCAATACGACTTTGCCTCTGTATTCAATCAGCGTTCTAACAATCATATTTATGTTTGGTTTATAATGACATTCTTCAATTAATATGCCTTTGTCTAACGGTATAGAAAAGTTATCATCTATATCATATTCATTTGCATACTTAACAATTGGTTTGCCATCAAATAACTCAAGTGCCTTTGTGGTTTTACCTGTTCCTGTTTTGCCTATTATTATTGTTGTTCTTTCTCTACTCATATTTAACATATTATCATCTCATTGCCATTATATCTCTATATTCACATTTACATTTTGGACATTCTACTTCTAAGAAAAAAGTTTTAGTTCCATTAGGTTCTAATGAAACATTGGTTGTAAACACAATGTATCTAAATCCACATTCTTTACAACCGGCTTCTAATGTTTTCTCTACAGATTTCTCAAGTAAAGAAATATCATCAGAATTAAAAGCAGAATGATAGTCTTCCATCATATCTCTCCTTTAATTTCAAGGATTCTTTCTAATCCTTCTAATGTGTGATGCTCACCGTTATCTATTATTTGTATGATTTCTTTGAAATCTTTCCAGGTGTTTTTTGCATCGGGTAAATCTTCTGGGATTATTTGGCATAATCTCCAGATATTTAACAAACCTCCAATTGTCAATATTGGTCTGGGTCTGCTCTTATGTTCTTCATCTTTATAATCACAGTTAATACTATGTTGATTAAGAGTTCTTTGCAATGCTTGTAAAAACTCTTTACTACCTCTAATATTAACTCTTACTCTTACTCTATAACCTATTGATAGTTTAGCAGCCTTAGCCACATGAACTTCAGGTTTGGCAATAGATAAAAGTATACCTTCTAATTGTCCTTTATTAAACATCTTTATTTCTCCTTTAAATATTGTTTGTAGTCTTTAGCCCACTCTCTATTACCTTCCCAATATCCTGATTGATTTCCTAAATTGGTATTTGGTGGCCAATGGGCTGCGGTTATTCTATCATCATTCCTCACTTGAGCGTTATTCTCTGCTTCTGAAGCCGCATTACTAACTAGCGTTTCTAACCATTCGGCCACAAAATAGGCTAAATCGTGAGAGACTGGTAATTCCACTTCTTCTTTGATAATCTTCATAAAGTGAAATCTCGTCATACGCTTTCTATTGACTGGTGGCGGAGTAGGAACGATATATTCGTTTTTTTCGTTTACAAAAGGGCATAATTCTACACGCACTTTCTTGAAACGACCCCTACTTTCATCCCCAACCCTCTTTAAAAACGCCACGCCATCTTCAACTTTTACGCAATTATAAGGTATAGCGTCTATTAGGGTCATTGAACCTGCTTTAATCACTTACATCAACTCCTTCAGTCTTTCTAAAGTATCAATATCTGCCGGAAACTTATCCGGCCTCAATCTCATACATCTTGGGAATCTCAAACCAATGTTACCATCGGCATCATTTGTAATCAAATCACAAGTAACTTGTATTACAACTCTAGGTAAAAACATATAGTTATCTCCTTCATAACCGTCAATGACTTTTCTTAAATCATTAGTCAATGATACCAAATCTTCTTCTGAAAATCCTGTTCCACAACTTCCGACATTAATATAATCATGACCATCCTTTACGGAAATACCAAAAGAACCAAAGACTCCTGTTCTCTTACCTTTACCATATTGACCTGATGTTATTACTACATCAAGTTCAAATCTAGGTGGTTTATATTTTAACCAACCTATACTTCTTTTGCCAGGTTGATATGTTAAATCAGCATCTTTAATCATAATACCTTCAAACCCTCTATTGATTGCAATGTTATATGCAGTTTCTAATGTATCTCCTTCATCAAAAACATAAGCGAGATGCATTTCAGGAAATGTTTCTCCCAATGTTTCCACTCTTGCAAAAAGAGGGTCATCTAAATAACTAACACCATTTAAAGATAACAAATCAAATATTGCTAATCGTACAGGGCATTCTTGAATCGCTTCTTGTTTATCCTTTTTATGAACTCTCTTCGCCATAAGTTTATGTTCTGCAGGAGAACCATCTGTATTAATTGGATAGATTTCAGTATCAATTACAAAATTGAAGTCAAACTCTAATAACCAATCAACAACATCAGTAAATTGATTAGTAACATTTTTTCCTCTCCTATTAAAAATGATAACATCAAATCCTCTCTTATGAATTTGATATCTATTACCATCATACTTTATATCAATAAGAATGTTTTCAGGTTTCTTTTTTACTTCATATGGTTTTGCTAACATTGGCTTCACGAAAGTTCCAAAGGATAAACCTGGCTTAATTAATTTACCTTCACTTAAATGTTGTTCAATTTTAAACAACGATGAAAAGTGTGATAATTTATTAATGTCTTCTGATGGGTGTCTAATTTGCATAGACTTTATCATCATACTCTCATTGATTCCATTTCTAGGTTTTCTTAGCCAATATCTTACAAACCATTTCTTTTCTCTAGCAGACATTTGATTTAAATGTTCAGATATTACATTGAATGTATTACCTTGCATTGAAGAACAATCCATAATTAATAGATTATAAAATACATCAAGTGATATATTGGAATCAGTTTCATTCCCTACATCTAATTCATTTATACCTTCACCAATATCTCCCCACATGTCAACTGCTGATTGTACTTCGCTATCAAATAAAGCCATGCTGTTTGCTATCCATTTAATTGCTCTTTTCTCACCAATATTATTTTCTGGTAAATCAAGAGATAATATAGCAACTGCAACTGCAGGGTTTTCAAAAGAAGATAAACCTGCAGCAATTGCATCTTTAGTTTGTGTAGGAGTTTGAAACTCTATTGCTTCGCACAATCTTGAAAATGCTGCTAAGGTCATATGGAATTACCATCCTCGCTATTTTCTTTGAACTGTATTACTTTAGTATTATTGGCTGTCAATGAAAGTATTTCCATATCAACATACGATTCATTAACAACATCTTTTGTTATAACCATGCTGTCTTTTAGAGCAGCATTATCAACTATTTGATTCAAGAAAGTATCAATTTTTAATCCTATTACTTCTTGAATTCTATCTACCGCACCATCTCTTATGTGTGTTCTTTCCGGTATCTTTTCTCTTAATTTTAATTCAATCATTCTCTTGCTTATCATTATTATTCACCGCTTTATCAATTGCTCTCAATAGATGTTTAGCCTCATCCATATTTACCCTACAACCTTTTTGTGTAGGATTACCATTTTTATACCATCTAATATCTAGTATATTTAAATTCCAATAGACTCCTGTTCTAATGACTAATTCATCAGATGCATTTCTAGGAATCCTTGCTATTACTCTTTCTTCATTCATATTTTAACTCCTTGATAAATTCATTTAAAGTAGCCTTAGTATAGAAATACATAGGCGATTGCATTTCGTCTAATCTATTTGCTATCCAAACTGCTCCACCTAAACTACTAATTTGCACTATTTCAAATTGTCCTGCTTCGTTTTCAACTATCTGAATAGTTTCAACTTCTGGAACTAAACCACTATATCTTGTTAATTCGCTTGCAATAGTTTTCATATTTTCAGATACATATTGTATTATGTGTCCTCTTTGAATGGGAACTTTAGCATCTACAGTTATACTTAATGTTCCATTATAATTACAAACTTTACAGCCCCCACCCCTTGACCCTTCAACAGAACAAATGGGACAAACCACTTCTGCGGGTAAAGGGGCAGGGAACTTAACAGTAATAGCAGTATTACTCATTCTTACATTCCTTACCTGTTGTTAGTTTATATTCAATTTGATAATCAATAGTAATATCATAATCAAATTTAGGTAACTCAAACCAAACTAATCCAATGCTCGGTGCATCACCGCTTCTAAAATATATCTTATTAACAACATCATAAGTTATACTTACATTGTGTTCTGTTTCAACTAATGTAGTATTATTACTCAACTCATAAGTATACACTTGAATCGTTTGAGATATACTATCATTATTATATTGATACAAATCACCTTGCATATCAACAAAGGTAATATTGTTAAAAATAACTGAGTTGTTATCTACTGTAAAACTCAAATGGGTAGCAGTATATGTTATTGAAACTACTTCCATCCACTTTGATGAGTTTCCAAAGAAAACAGAATCTCCTGTTTCATTGGCTAAAACAACAACTGAACCGGATTCAGTTATAGGCTCAACAGATTCACACTCACTAAACCATTCCTCTGGTGCAGGTATAGCATCAGTACAACCTGCTAACATACTACTTACTATCAATAATACAAATATCTTTTTCATAATTCTTCCTCATGTTCTTTTTCTACAGTAATTCTTTCTATCCTATTATGCCCATCATAATCAAAACCTAAATAATATACTGCCCTTTGTTTATCACCTAAAACTGTTGCTTTTAACATATGTCTTTGATACATAAATATAGTATTCATGTCAGTTCCACTGAAATAAGCAGCACCAAAGGGATGAGTATGTATCCATTCTTTAATAGGAAACTTCATCCCAATAGTCTGTTCATCTTGGCCTCCAAAGGTTACAAGTCCTCCATTCCCCACGCTAATAAAAAGTTTGTTATTAGAATCTATCACTACTTGAACTTCACG